GTCAGCGATCTTGCTTAACTCTGAGTGTCTACCCGTCCAGCGGCAGGTGCGGCGGCTGCATTCGATACGTTGTGTCATGCTCTATTCCTTCTTTCGTGAATGGTGGCAACTATCAAGCGGCGCTGGTTTGTACTGGGGTGGAGGTTGATTCCGTGGCGGCTTCGGCGGTTGGTTCTGCTGGTTGGTGTCCGGCGTGATTAACAAAGTCAGCTGGAGGGGCTAGCTCTGATTTATCCAATGTCATCGGCATAATCATGGCGACGATTTCTTTTTTTAAGCCCATAACTGCAATCAGCGAATTCTTTTCTGACAGGTGTAAAACCGCGCCGTTAATTTTGCAGTAATTCAATTTTGATAGGCGGCTTAGCAGGTTAACATTCATGCCAATCGTTGATGCTGGCTTTAAGTTTTCATCACTTAGCCGTGATTTAAAGAGCTTGCCTGCATTGGGGTAACGCCCACCCATATTTGCGTTAATAAACTCAATGTGAGTAATTCGCTTGCGTTCATCAATGCCCAACGCTTCAAAGGTGGTGAAGGTATCAATGATGTCGTAAATCGATGTGAGCATGGCCACGCCATCGTTGATAAAGATGTTTTGTATGGGCAGCAAATGCTTTTTATTAGCGGCTTTTACCAAGTCTTTACTGATTTGGTAAATGTATTCGCCATCGCTAAAGCCGTCCTCATCATGGATGGTGACGAGGCAATGACCGTCGGTGGCGGTGAGGATTACGCCTTTTTCAGGGTGTGGCTTTACGTGAAAGCCGTTGAGGTAGTAACGAACATCATTTTTAGCGGCGAACGCTGCCAGCATTGGCAGGTATTGAATGTTGAATTTGGTTTTCATGGTGATTGCTCACTAGACTGATGATGGAATTGATGAACTTGTAAGGATTACTTACAGGTTTAATTTGATGTGCTGGCGAATCGTGCATATTGGGCATCAAGCAGGTCTTGTGAGCTGCTGTGGCCGTGTTTTTGCTTTATCTCTTGCCAGCGTTCAATTAGCCGTTCCCAAGTGTTCTTCGATTCTGGGTAGTCGATGATCAGCTGGTTTAATTCGGCTATTGAGCGATCACAATAAGCGGCAATAGTGTTGCCTTTAGCTTGGCGTTCTTGCTCTAGCTCATTTGCAAGCATGGCGACTAGGGCGTCGCTGGTGGCGTGGGCTTGTGCATCAAACATGGCTATCTGCCTTAATTATTGGCTTGTTTGCGTGGTGGCTTGTGTGATGAGCGCTGCGGTTGAGCCAGCTGATGGTTCTATCGCTAACCGTGATATTGATTGCTGGTGGCTCGGCGATGCGGGTGAGTTTTACGCGGCCGCTGCGGCTGACTTGGATGTTGGCCACTTCGTTTAATTTCGTGGTTTTTAGCGGGGCTTCGTCCAGTTTGGTGACGTGGTAGCGCTCGCGGAAGGCGTAGCTGCAAACATGGCTTTGCAAGTAGGCCTCGAGTTCATTTTTACGCTGGATCACCGTAGGGCAATGCATTAGATCTGGCAGTTGAGCGAGGCGACAAGCAATGCTGAGGTGTAACAGCAGTTGCGATTCTATGGGTTGCAGTGGGGCGCAGTGATGCGCTGCGATGGGGTGGGACATAGGTCACCTCGCATGGTTGATTGTATGAATTAGGGTTGTTTGAATGGGTTGGTTTTGTGCTGCGCTGTCGGCAATGGCACGGTTTAGAGCAAATCGAAGGGGATTAACTTGGCTAATAGCATTAGCACTAGGTCGATAAAATCAGGTTGTTGGGCTTTCTGTTTATAGGGAGTCATGGCGTTGCGTCCTGCAGTTTAACGGGGCAACTATCCGGTTATTCCGGATAGTTGGGTTTAAACGTTGTGCCCGTTTTTTAATCACGTTGGGCCTCGTGATACGATTGGAGTTCCTACACACCCAATCGATAAACTTATGCTTAATAAAATTAAAGGCAGGCTTCGTCATATATCTAGGCGATATATGTACACTTCGATTTCTGCTGTGGCGTTATTTGCTTTTGCTAAGATGCTGAAAACATCAATAATTTACGATAAAGAAATCGTTTTTATTTATGGATTAGCTTTTTTGAATTTATTGTTTTTTATTATTTTGTGCCTTTCTATTTACCATGATGTAAGACATTACAAACAACAAATAACTGATGTACGCAGTTATCGCAACGAGGTCAATAAGCTCAGAAGGCTTCAATCCAAAGGCGGTGAAGGTGTCAAATCTGTCAAAAATAAAGTGAGCGAGCGTCGCGACAAAGTCGATTAAAAGGACTATCCATATTGAAACCCAACACTCTTTAATTTTCATGGTTGTACTCGCCTTATTTAGTGCTGAACATCACTGCTATTCAGCACTATTTTTTATCAGCATAGGCTTACTCAGGGTAAACTTGCTTGGTGTTAACACTTTTCACTGCCGCCTCAATTACCTCGGCAGTTTCAAGCGATTTTTCATCACCAAGCACTGACAACACGGGTAACGCAGACTCAAGCGCTTCTGCAATTTCGACGGTGAACTCAGTGGCAGCGTGGATAACGCCGACTAATTCGCTGGCAAGATGGTTAAGGGTGGACACGTCATACGCTTTTGCTTCTGCGCTTGCCGCAATCGCCATAGTTAAGTCATGGCGATCGTGCTGATGGATTGTGCCGACCTCAACCACGTTGGTTGCAGTCGCTAGTAGGCGGTTTTTCACTTCTTCAATTTCAATCGCTAATTCGCTCATGTTGCTCATACTGACCTCGTTATGGATGTTATTACGTTGATGTTTGGTTTTATCGCTACCACTCGCACTCTTGATCATGCAAGTGGCAGCTGTAAAACCGATTGCACGCATAGCGGGTCATTCGCACAGTTAAGCCATTCCAGCAAATTCACCCCTTTATCTGGGAGGTGATACCCGGTCGCCGCTGATTGCATGCAATTTTTTTTGTTAGTGAATTTCCGTCCCCCATCACTAACAACCTTGGGGTGACCTAGTCCGCGCCTCTGCTAGTGCAAAGGCTGGGTTTAGTCGTTCATGGGCCATTCTGTTAAAGAGCGTGATTAGTATTACTAACCGATGGCTAGATAATCACGCTTTGTGTTTATTTTGTCAACACGAAATGTGTTTAATTTTTATTTTTGTGTGTTCAAAACGATTCGATTCTTTTCGCTTCGTGATTTTTTGGTTTATGAAGATACAAAAAAGCCACCTAGAAGGTGGCTATAAAGGCGAGTGATAAATGGTGGTTAGTCGATTAGCTCGACCTTTTCTAGCTTGAATGATTTGCTGGCGTCAGAGTCGATGCAAAACGCAGTAAAAGCACCGTCTGGCTTGATGTTTTGCAGAATCAACTTACGTGGCTTACCTGCATTTGATCCGCCGTTATAGATAACTTCGATGGTTTCATTGCTCAGGAACTTATCTAAAAATGGCGCCATCGCTGGATTGGTTTGCTTTAAACTGTCTACCGTGGCGCATAGGGTAACAACGTCGGCCAGTTTCTTTTTCGATAACGCCTCAAATTGTTTTTCAGTCAGCTCTAGCTTGATCATCATTATTCCTTGTTATTCAACTTTAGTTTTGCGCAATACCGCCAGATATGATTTGTGGATTGCCGTTCTGGTCAGTCATCACGCGATATAGTTTGTGCTGACCTTGGCTAATGCTGGTTTCAAAATGGCGAATACTGGCACCACCGCATAGGGCACTTCCAGAGAGTTGCGAACCTAAGATCAACTCACCTGATTTTACGTTAAAGGTAACTTTTTCAGCGGTATCTAACTTGGCCGCTAGCGCATCGTTTAAATACACATCGACATAGCAGCCACCACCCATAAAGCCGCTATCTCGGATGATGGTGATTTTGGCATCTGTGCTTTTGGTATTGCTGAGCAGCACTCTTTCTGCTGGCGCTGGCTTAGCATTATCGATTGTTACAGCTGAGGTGGCACAGCCAGTTAGCATGGCTATTAATATTGAGGCAGTGATAAGTCTCATACAAATCCTTTTACTTATTTTCAGTTATTCCAAACGTTTAGCACTGACCACCAGAACACCCAGCCGATAATTTTGATCTCGGCTGCTTTTTCTGGGGAGATAAATTCATCGGGGAATTCATCGTTGTTATAGCTTTTAATGCGAATGCCACCACCTGGGGTGCGGTAGAGCATTTTAACTCGCAGCATGCCATCGTGATCAATGGCGTACATCTCACCATCGATAATCGATTTTTTACTGGTATCTATACCTACTGTGGTGCCGTGACGCAGTACTGGCAGCATGCTATTGCCGCTGACGGTAACACAGGCCGCGTGGTGCGGTTCGACTCGGCTCTTTTTAAGGGTGGATTTTGCAAAGCGTAGTTTGCAGCCGCCGTTCTCTTGCACAAAGGTAGAACCACTGCCTGCGGCTAATTCGACTTCACGGTAAAACGGTAGTGCCACTTCATCATCCCTTAATGGTGTATCGCCATCCCATAGCTCAAAGCCAGCATGCCACTCTGCATTTGAATCTATAAATATTGGCATTGGTATTTCTTCATTTGAAGAAGCAGAGTATTGAGCAATAGGCATACTGACAAAGTCATCATCTTTATTGTTTTCACCATACAAGATCTCAGCAGGTGTTACGTTGAGAACTTTCGCCAGAGTCTCAGCATCAATTGCGCTTACTGCTCGGGTACCAGCCTCATAGTTTCCTACTCTTGATTGTGACTTCCATCCGCAAAGCTCCGCCAAGGCAGCTTGACTTTTAATGCCAGCCTTTAACCTCAACCGCTTGATGTTTCGGCCAACCTTCTTTTTGGGGTCGTCATAGTTCATCGCAAATACCAGTAAAGAATTTTGAATAAGAATATCACGTAATGTGATATTTGATTTTTTCGTTTTGTGTTTACTTATAAACACGTTTCGTGTTTAATGTGATTAATTCAATGTCGAGACCAGATAAGATGAACAACATTTCCATATACCGAAAAAAAGCGGGTCTTTCACAGACAGAGTTGGGTAAGGCCATCGGAAAGACTCAGGGCGCTGTAGGTAACTATGAGGCTGGTATTCGAAATATCGACCTAACTACCTGCTGGGAAATCGTCAAGGCATTCAATCAGTCAGGCATTGTTTGCTCTTTCGCTGATGTGTTCCCTGAGCCTATTGGCGAATCCAATCAAGTCGCTTAGTTAATTTAAGACAGGATATCTAACTCTATGACTAAGAACACATTAAAGCGCGAGTCACTTTTATGTTCCGATCCTCTCTATGCCGCCCATGCGCTTGGGCATGATTACGGGGTGGATAAGCTGGCTAAGGATTTATTCCAGCAGCCCGGGGTGATGTACAACAAATTAAACCCTGAGAACGACAGCAATCACTTGTATTTGCGCGATGCGATTCATTTGACTGAGCTAGCTGATGATGACCGCATTTTATCGGCATGGTGCCATAGCCGTGGCGGGGTGTTTGTAAAATTGCCTGAGTCGGTTAACTGCGATGAAGAGCTAAGCGATCAGCTACTGCTGATTAGCGAGCAAATGGGCATTGCGCTGGCCGAGATCCGCGACTCCCGCGCTGATGGGGTGATCACCCCTGATGAGTTTGAATGCATTAGCCGTGAGCTAACCAAAACCGTGCGTGAAGTGCTGTCGCTTAAAGCGGTAGTGAGTAGCCAAGTGCGGGATCTGCCGAAAGCGAATGATTTTAGCATCGAATTACAAGCTGGTACTTCTGCCACTGTTAAATTCGCGCAAGCCTTACCAAAGAGCGCATCCAATGAGTGATGTTATTGATGATGCCGCAATCGAGCATGAAGCGCATATCAAGGCCGCTTTATCTGTTCGCCAACCAACGCTGCCTTTTATTGGCAAGTGCCATTACTGCAAGGCAACTGTTTCAACTAATCAACATTTTTGTGACGCCGACTGCCGCCATGACTATGAGCGGTTAAAGGCGAATTGGAGAGTGTGATGGCTAAATTGACCAAGATTCGCCTTACAAAATTTTCTGAAACCATGGGACAATTATCTGATTGGTGTGCCATTTGTGTTGATAAATCAGATCCATGGTATGGACTGATTTTTTTTAAAGATTCTGGTGACTGTAGCTGGGTTTCTAAAAGAAAAGCTACGCCATTAGAGATGGAACACGCTACTTCGCGTAAAGCAATGATTAACAGTTTGCCCTCAGAAAATCAGTTAACTGATAACTCATGCGCAAAATCTTGTGCAGATATCCCCTACACACCTGAAGAAGATGCGGAGTTCGCTCGCATTGAACGTAATCAACAAATGTCTGAGTTCGCTAGCATTGAGCGCAATCAAGAGATTGCGTTATTAGCCAATGTTATTCGCACATCACCTACGACGAGTGCCGAGGCAATTGCTGAAAGGGTGTTAGACGCTGGGTATCAGTTTTCGGGTAGTGCAGTGCGGTTTAAATAAGAAAGCCCACTAGAGCTGTGGCGGCTGTGGGCTTAATACCAAGAGAGGCAAAAACAATGGTACTGGAATCAATTGATAGCGTCAATCATGGCGCTGGTGGCAGTAATGTGGTGCCGTTACGGCCCGTTGCTGAGCACAAACAGCAAACGCGGGGTGGGGTGGTGAAAGCAGATTTGGATGATGGTTATTTACGACTCTCCAATACGCTGGTGGACGCTCTGTGCCGCACGAAATTAAGCGATCGTGAGAGTCGTGTTTTGCATGCTGTTATTCGTCGCACTTATGGTTTTGGCAAACCCTCTGATTGGATTTGCTTGGATCAATTAGCCGAAATGACGGGTATCTATACGACCAATATTTGTCTTGCGATTAAGTCACTCACCGATAGAAATATCTTAATAAAAAGTGGCCGTAAGCTTGGGGTTAACCCTGTTATTTCAGAGTGGAGTGATAAGTCATCTGCTGCTGAAAAATGCAAAAAAACCATTATCAAAACCGATAATAAAATTATCAATTCCGATAATCCGATTATCGAAACCGATAACCAGAATTATCGAAACCGAGAGATACAAAAGAAAGACAATATTACAAAAGACACAATACAAAAGATCTCTTCGTCGCACATTGCTGTCGCAATGGCCGACACACAGATAAAACCCGATGCCGCTATTCAAACGCCCAATGGCAAGCTTTGGGGCACTAAGGACGATTTAACCTGTGCTGAGTTTATCTACTCCCGCGTGTTGATGGTTAACCCCACGGCTAAAAAACCTAACTGGCCAGACTGGGCTAACCAAGTGCGTTTAATGCGCATGCAAGACCACCGAACTCACCACGACATCTGCAAGCTGTTTAAGTTTGCCAATACCGACTCGTTTTGGGCGAGCAATGTGTTATGCCCAAAAACCCTCCGTAAACAATGGGACAAACTAAACGCCAAACTGCTAGCGAGATCATCACATGAAGCCAATACAACAACTGCTACCGCAAACCCTGCACGCTATGAACACTCCACAGCACGAGTCTTCCGCGAACTACGGGAAATGGCAGAGCAGCTCGAGCATTCAGCAGATCACCACTGTGGTGGCAACACAATTGATGCCGACTATGAACCTGTACAGCCGTGATTTTAGCAATCGCTTTGGCGCTGAACTAGGCAGCGTAGTGCAGGAGTTTGTTAAGCAAATCGGTGAGGCTGGCTTGAGTGTGGCTGAGGTGATGATTGGCATTGAGGCCTTTAAACAACGTGCTGCAACTGCGCCTTGGAGCGTTAACCCCGCTGAGTTTGTGGCGATGTGTACGCCTACACCTGAGCAACTTGGATTACCCAGCGCCGAGCAGGCTTACCGCGAGTGTTGCTCCCATGGTCGGTGGCCGAGTGAGCACAATTGGAGCCATGGCGCGGTGTTTGCCGCTGGCCGTGAAACGGGTTGGTATGAGCTGCAAAACCGCACAGAACAGCAAACATGGCCGTTGTTTAAACGCAATTACGAGGTGATGTGCCGCCGTGCAGTTAAGGGTGAAAGCTTTGATGCATGCATTCCTAAGGCGCTTGCCGCCCCAGTAAACAAACCTGTTGAACACCAAAAGGCTTGCTCGATTATCGCTGATTTGCGCCAAAAGTTTGGGCTAAGGACTGCCAATGGCTCTGGCAATTAAACACCTTCCCGATGATGCGCCAGATTTTTATAGCGCGATTGTGGCGCCTGGGGCCATCGATTCATCAGCTATCCAAGTCGTGCAAGAGGCGGTTAACGATGCGGTGTTGTTTGTGCCGGTTAAGACAAGCGCCGCTGACTTACGGGCCCAAGGATTATTGCGCGAACGTGAACTGCCGCAAATGTGGCATTGCCGCGGTGGTGAGTCAGACATGGAGAAGATTGTAAAGCACATGTCGGTGATCCCCGCTGAGTTTAAGCATTCCGTTTCTATAGAGTATGAGCGTTTATTTGCGCTGGGTGGGCCAGCTTGTCGCAAACAGGCTAATCAGTTTTTAGTGAGACAGTCAAAGCGGTTTAGAGGGGTGGTGGTGTGATTCGTATTGGTATTGATCCTGATCTCACTAAAAGCGGCGTAGCGCAAGTAAGAAATGGAAAAATTGAAGGCTTAAAAAGCATGACATTCAGTGAATTAATCAATTATGTCGTTTTAACAAAAATGGCAAATGACTTAACAGGAACTCGAATTGAAGTCTTGCTCGAAGATGTGGATAACAAAAAGCCAGTATTCGCCAGCAAGTTAAAGCGGACTGCCAAAGGCCAAAACCCATTGCTTGCCTACGTTGGTCATGCCCCAAGCCAAGGCGGTAGTGAATTTAAGATCAATATGAGCAAGGCCGAGGACTTGGGAAAAGTGAAAGCCACGGCAAGATTAATTAAAGAAGTACTCGAGGACAAAGGGATTACCGTGACTTTGGTTAAACCGCTGCGTGGCCCAGTGAAAAAGGCTAAGGATAGCAGTGTGTATTTTAACAAAATCACCGGCTGGACTGGCCGCAGCAATGCCGATACCCGCGATGCTGCGTTAATCGCCTTATTTGGCAAGGGGGATTTATGCCGTTAAAAGTCCCATTTGCTGAGCGCTTGGCGCGTGGTGTTGAGTTGTATGTAAACCAAAAGATGACGCTGATAGAGAGTTCTGCAGCCGCGCCTGTGTGCCGTAAAAAACTATCAAAAGAGCTTAAGGATCGCGGCTTATTGCGCAAGGAGCCTAAAAAAGTCAGCGAAAGATTAGAAAAGGCCATCAAATTTTATGTTGATGAAAAGCTATCTGCGTATAACGCAGCAACAAAAGCGGGTTTTGGACAAGTCGGCCTCTTAAAAATATTAAGAGAGCGCAATTTACTGCGCAATTCAACGGATGAAAGTGCTGCCAATTTAGAAAAAGCGATCGCCTTGTATGTTGCTGGTGAATCGATTCTTACCGCATCACGCCAAGCCAAGGTTGGCAACCAAACCTTAGGCAATGCACTGAGTGCCCGTGGATTACTGCGCAAGCAGCCAGAACGCAAGCCAAAGAGCACTGTGTCCCGCCAAGATCCGCTTGAAGCTGCCGAAAGCCGTGTATCAAGTATTGCACTAAGCATTATTCATTCCGCTGCCCGTGCTGCAGCTAATCACCAAGGAGATGGCAGATAAATGATTTCAATTGAGCGCTTGTTTGAGCTGCTATCTCCACGCGGGTTATCGGTTGGTACGGCTGGCGGTAAAGGGGTTTTTAGTAAGGAGGATGCTATGGGTGTTGTTGCGCAGGTACAGGGTAAGTACCCCGTTGGGGTGAAAGTGTTAGAGGCGACAATTTGCGGTGATGTGGATGCCGAGGATGTACTCGTTAAGGCGCTATGCAAGCAGTATGAAGTGGATTTTAGGCCTGCTGCCGCTTCGGCCTTGGCAAAACTGGCCGTGAATGAAGTGTGCGGTACCCGTGTTTGCCCTAAGTGTAAGGGAACAAAACTTAACTATCACCGCAATGATGATTGCAAGCACTGTAGCGGAACGGGGCGGTTAGTACATACCGTTGAGCAGCTGACTAAATCGTTTTGTGATTTAAGTGGCGCCAAGATCACGCCAGAGCAATTTAGCCAGCATTTTTACGACAAGTATATGGACGGTGTAGATGCACTGCATCAGCACGAACATGACGCAGCACGCTTTGCTAAAAAAGTACTGCGAATGGTTGGCGAAGAAATGGGGCTAGCGGGTTGATGAAAGCACCTGACAACAGAGAAAAATTTAAAGACGTGGCATGGACTCAAGGCAGAGTACTTGAAACAAGAACAACTCGGCGGTGGAGCAAGCAAGATATTGAATTAGTAAGCCGTATAGAGCGCAGAACCGCATTTGCTCACTTTTATTCACATGATCAAGGTCGTAGCCGTGAATTTGTCTATCAATTTGAAAGTGCTGAAGAATGTGTAAGAGCGATAAATGCGCATAACAGCGATTTGGAAAAATCGCGCTAATAGTTTTGGAGGTATATATGCAATTTTTATTAGGTTTAGTTTGGCTTAGTTTATTTTTATTTTCACTTTGGCTAACCGCTAAGTGTTTTGTTGTAACGATCGGGGCTGAAAATAATGGATTAATTTATAAGTCTTTAAAGTATAAAGTTTTTAGTGTTTTTTATTGGTTAATTGTTTCATTTGTTTGGGATTTTTGCTTTTCATTCATAACTATAAAATTTGGGTGGTGAATGCGAAAAACACGGTTTTTAAAGGGCAAACCCAATGATTGAAACGGTAAGCGACTTAGTTAAACGGCTTAAAGCGGAGGCAGAGCAACTCGAGTCTATGGGCTCGGTTGATCTGGCCTGTGGTGTTGAAGCGGCGGTGAGGGTGATTGCTAATGAGCTTGATGGACACCTACCCATTGGCAATGCTGATTATTACCGGATTGAGCCATTGGAGCGGATGAATAAGCGCTTAATGGCAGTGTTGGCAACCCAATCATCGATTAATGAACGGTTTGATTTGCACTGTAAACAGCAGGTGTTATCAACGCCTGAATACAAGGCTTTGGTGAGTGCTAAAACGGCCATCCATCAGCAGATTAATGCGTTGCCAAAGTGCAATATCTGCCGTGGTGTTGGCAAAGTTAAGCCGATGTTCGAGCTGTACCCATGCGATAAATGCGGCGGTTCTGGCGTTGATTTATCGGCTAATGGCGAGCTGATTAAGTTGCAGCAAGCGTTGATACTGGCTGAGTTTGAGTTGATTGAAAAACTGACTGCAGCGCTGTTTAAGGTGGGGTTATCAGCGGCTGATAAAGAGGCGATCTCGGTTGAATATTTTTACGCTGACTGCCGAACTAACCTGAGGTGCGACTGATGGCCATAGCCTGTATTGCCTTAAGTGATGCCGCCATTAAACGGGCTGTGGCCGATGAATCGATTACCGAGATTAGGGACCCACGTTATCCGCTACGGTTGCGCCTTGGCAGTTCGCGCAGTCGTGGCAGTTGGTATTTAGTCACCAATAAAGAGGGTAAGGCAAATTGGTCAAAGGTGGCTAACTGGCCGTTAGTGAGTGCCAAGGCAATCATTGATGATTTACCCACGTTGAGCATTCAGCATCGCCAAGATCAAAGCGTGAAGGTGAATACCTGGTTAAGTTGCGGCGGCTTGTTGAATTGGTATTTAACCCGGTCACAATCCGACACCAGCTTATCGATTAAACGCCGCCGCAATATAAAATGCACCATCGTTAAGCATTTATTGCCGGTGCTAGGTGAGGTGATGCTGAGTGAGCTCAATCATCATAAAGTCGATGAGCTATTAATTTGGCCCCTGCAGGCTCGTTATTCTATTGGCAGTGTTCGCCAGTATTACGCCGTGCTGCGCAAAGCCTTTAAGCAAGCGACGGTGCTAAAGCTGATTAGTGATGATCCGTTGGCATCGTTAAGTTTTACAGATTTTATTGCTACGCCCATCGCGACAAAACCACCGCAATTACAAGCAACTGATTTACCTAAGCTGCTGAGTGACCTTGATACCGCCAGTGATAGTGCTGCGTTACTGGTATTTATTATGTTGGCCTACGGTACCCGCATTGGCGAAACCCGCTTGCTTAAGTGGAGCTATTACGACGAACCCAATGCTAAGTTAGTGATCCCCGCCAATATCACCAAAACCCATGCTCAACTGACTATCCCTATCTCTGGTCTGATGTCCGATGTATTGCGCTGGCATAAGTCAATGCAAGCCGCTGCAGGTTATCGAGGCGGGTACCTATTTCCGCACCCATGCCGTAACACAGGATTAGATGAACGTGGCGCTAATAGCTTGGTTAAACAGGTGAGTGGTGGTGAATGGACGGCCCATGATTTACGCAAGCTAGCTCGCTCATGTTGGGCTGATTTGGGTATCGATTACATGGTGGCCGAGCAGATGCTAAACCACTCTATGACCAAGCTAGACCAAGCCTATATTCACACCTATTTAGCTGATCAAAAGCGTGAGGCTATCGAGCTATGGCATAACCATTTGCTATCGATACATCAGCTATTTGCAGAGAGGATTTGCAAATGAGTAGTCAAGACAGTTTCAAGATAGAAAATATTAGCAAAACAGCTTAAAGCCTTGTGTGTTATGGCTTACAAGGCGATTTATGCATCTTCAAAAGAGGAAGATATTTAATGAGTGAGACAGTGGTGTTAATTGGCAACAATGGAGCTTATCTGCCTAGATGGGATTCAATGAAGCCACAACTAAACAATACCGTAGCGAAGGTGGACGGAGACATCATGATAACAGTTGAAGGTGATGTTTGTTTGACTGTGGAGTTCTCGTTGCCTGAGTGCTTGAAAGAGCCTGCTGAAATTTGCCCCATCAGCCGCCGTAATAAATCAGACCGCAAGCGCAATCGCGCTGAAAGATGGAGATAACCGCAATGAGTAAAGTCAAATATCAGCAATCAAATAAAACCTCAAAAGCAGAGTTGGCAAAAGAATTTTTGCAAAGAGCTGAAGCTCTAGGAATAAAAGCTTCAATCAAAGGCGATTGGGTTGTTTGGAAACCAGTATTACCAGCTGAAATGCTTTTGGAGGTGCCCCCAATTTCTAATGAAATTTTTAAGCTGGTATCAACTTCGGAGATTAGTACGAATGGCTAAAGTCGCATCTTTTAAACCTTTCTATCATGGTGAAAACAGCTTTGTTGTTCTGGATAGAATCAAGCATTTTAGTATACATAGCAGTAATGGCTTCAATGGTACCAAGATTCACTTTGATGACGGCACCGAACTGTTAGTTGGTGAATGGCCTGAGGCTGTACGCGATGCAATCGAGCAGGCGGGGAAAGAGTAATGAACTTATCAAAGTTATTAGCGTTACTTGGTTATATGACAGAGCAGCAGGCGCTTGCCGAGGGATTTACCAACCATGGGAGCTATTACGGGATCCCTGTGTGGATTGGAGACGTAGACGGTGATTTTATGGTGGCGACTAAGTGGGCTCCTCTGGAGTTACTGATGTCGGTATTCCATGTTATTGAGGGAGTAATGAGGCCAATATTATTCCCCAACGAGCCAAACTCTTTTCAGTTTCAGCTAGGACACAAGATCAAAGGAAGTGTTGGTAAACCCTATTTTCTATTTGGTGATATTGAAACAGGTGGCCTTAATGGCCGACTTGATAACGGTCAGCTTGGTATGGAGTATTACCCAGTTTTTGAACTGGCATTTATCGTCACTGATATCGATTTAAATCAGGTTGGTGAGGAGCTCAGGATTGTGGTTCATCAAGATGAAAAAGCGATTAACCGATCACACCAATGGGCGATTGATACCCATACCAAGAGCGGATTGCTTGATGAAGTGAGGCAATCAACTTGCTCACTACCAGAGGCAGAGCGGCAGATCATCAATTACCTGAACAATATGGGTGTTGAAGCCTATAACCGAGAAACCAAAAACGGGGTTATCTTCGCGGGCAACTCCATCATGTTCGACCGTTCATACATCCTGTGCCAACTCCAGCGACTGCATGAGTTTATGCATTATCGCCAGTTAGACATCTCAGCATTAGCTCTTACTGCAAGAGCTTGGGCGCCAGAAGTTGAAAAACAGGCCATTGGAGCAAAACAATATAAGCATGAAGCATTAGCAGATATCAGAGAGTCGATCGCCGAGCTTAAGTGTTATCGCCAGGTACTGTTTGGGGGTAATGATAATGTGTAAATGCGTGAAGTGCGGCTCCAGTTCGATAGAATTTCAGTTTGTAGAAGATGGCACCAATTTAGGTACATGCAAAGAACAAGGAAAGATGAGTGAGTTTATTCGCTATGTGGCAAGGACATTTGACTATCAAATAATCTGTAAAAAAGAGCATCTATTAAAAACATGCCGGTGCTGTAAATATGCGTGGCGTGAGCATACGTTAGATAACGCCACTGTTAATCAATCCCCGCCTGGTGATGATTGATGATAACCACCTACATCGCTGGTCCAATAAGCGGCAATGTCGAAGCCAATAAGCAGGCGTTCTTTAAAGCGGCCGAGCAGCTAGCGGAAACTGGCAGAGTAGTGCTTCACTCTGCTGGCCTGCCGTTCGGCCTAACCGAACCGCAGTATATGGATATCTGTTACGCCATGATCCGTGCTTGCAATGAGATTGTGATGTTGCCCGGTTGGCGCAGGTCTGCAGGCGCCACCGCCGAGTATTACTACGCCAAGAAGATAGGGCTTAAGATAGTGTTTGTTCCAACTGTAATAGACATTGAACGCGGTATGAGTTTAGTATCGTGATAGTGAAATTTAAGAGCTAAAAATCATGGAAAATGAACGAAATTACACCATTGGCGCAGAAGATATCGTTGCCGTGGATGTGCATTTTGAAAATCAGATTGAAAAGCTGATAAATGACGTCCTCGGTGTTGATGTCGGTGAGTCTTTTGCTATCAGCATTGACGCCCTTGTTAACACAATGCTTCCTACATCTAAAGAGGATCCTTTTAAGGCATACTGGCGTGCAGCAAATAAGCTTCTTGTCAGACTTAACCATGCTAACAGAGACAAATTTAAAGGTTGGTGCTTTTGTTGTGATGAAGGTCGTTCAATCGTTTATTTCGGAATTAAGGATGAGCTCGGTCGAATTAAAATCAGTTAAGTGATAAGTAATTAAATAAGGTTTTTAGATGGAAACCATTTATCTAGTTAGACAGAAAGGTGTTTACTGGAAAGACGTTCTCGGCATATCAACAAGTGAAATAGAAGCTATTGATAAATGCAAGGCCATGGCATTACTTGATTCTGATTCTTACCATTTGTGGATTGTTAGTAAACATAAGATCGGTGAATTCACTCCAGTTGACAGTAAAGGCGAAATTCAGGAACCATGCAGTTCTGAGGAAATTATATTTAGAACAGATCGTGATACTGAAATGAAGAACAATTCATTACTTTAAGATAAAGAAGAAAACAAGTTAGTCGAATAAAATGATTTACCCAAGCCTTATGTTTTACTATCCTGCTATAACAATGCGGGTTATAGCATCTAAAGCCACCAGATAGGTGGCTTTTTGCTATCTAGACCTTTCAGTTTATTCAAGCCTCGGCCATCGCCGGGGCTTTTTGTTTTGGGGCATCTATGAGTAAGATTTTGATGAGTGTTACTAATCCAAATGGATTCAAGCTAGAGTTGCTGCTTAAACAATTGCAAGAAGAAGTCGCTGAAAAGACGGCACGTGTTGCACATGATACAAGCGAATTAGCAGAGAAAGTTAAGTCAAATAATCTTCAAATCATCAAACTATTATCAGAAGCTGAAGCGTTACAGGTAGAAAGCTTTAAACTCATGGCCGCTAAAGCACCAGATACAGGTCCTCTAGGTTCTCCACGGATTGGTAAGTAAATCATGCGCAATAAGGTATTAGTCACAGGCCTGAGCTTATCAGCTGCTGCACTGATCACCTTGGTTTCATCTGAGGGCTTCTCGCCAGTTGCCGAGATCCCTGTTAAAGGTGATCGCCCTACACTAGGATTTGGTTCCACTTATCACGCAGATGGACGGCCAGTAAAGCTAGGCGAAACCACTACCCCAATTAACGCACTTAAAACCGCAAAGGCTCATATCGATAAGGATGAGCAACGCTTTCGAGCAAGCCTGCCTAACGTAGAGCTTAATCAAGCATCTTACGATTTATACATCGATTGGACGTATCAATACGGCATTGGCCGTTGGTTAGCCTCTCCGATGCGTGGCCATCTTATCCAAGGTGAATACCAACAATCATGTGATGCACTGCTGCTGCCAGAGTATCGCACCGTAGATGGCTATGACTGCTCAACGCCTGGCAACAAGCGCTGCTATGGCGTGTGGCTGCGGGCGCAGCAGCGGCACCGCGACTGCCTCGATGCTCTCAAGTGAGTTAATGTAAGTCTCTGATAAATAATGCATTTGTGCTTTGGTGGGTGGGGCGGGTCAAAACTTCATGGCTTTTGCCTAACTGACCGTGCGCCTCCCTTTTTATGCAAAACCGCGAAATGAGACCTTTTTTTCTGGCAAATTTAGGCAATAAAAATGCTTTCAACATTATCTAGTAAAATCATTGCCTTACTTATCGTTTTGCTGATTGTTTTGATAGGCGTATTCACGGCCTTTTTTGTGATCAATAAGGGGCAAATCGCGCTATTAAATGCAAATTTGGATAAATCGGAACTAGCCCGTTCTGAGCTGCAAAAAAATTTATCCTCGGTGACTTCATCACTCGAAACTGCAGAAAAAGATAAACAAACCTTGCTCGGCAATCTTGCATTGCTGGCAAAGGCCTTGAGCGATCGTGAAAGGTCTCGGAATGAGATTAAGCGCGAGTTCGAGCAATCCACCAAAGAGTTAACTCAGGTATTCGAAAGGTCCAGCGATGAAAAAACGCTATCTTGGGGTGCTACTAGTATCCCTGATGCTGTTAACCGCGTGCTCGAGCAGTCCGCCAGATGTGCGAACCGTTACCGTAACCAAGATTCAGTATGTTTTTCCGCCCAAGGAACTGATCAGCCAGTGTATCGTTCCGCCGTATTCCAGCAAGAAAAACCAAGATCTTTCTGAATACACCAACTCGTTGATGAACGTCATTTCTCTGTGCGACCTCGATTGGTTGTCACTAGAGAATTGGATTAACGAGCAAAAGTCGAAACTGTCTGCCGAGTGATCGGAGGCTAACAATGAATATCAAACCTTTGGCGCCAATTATGGATAAAGCAACGACAACTGGAAGCTATGTCGCTTCAATCTCAACAGCAATAGGCGGCTTTTTGTCACTCAACAATATTGCGTTGTTGCTTGGTATCGCATCAACAGTCGCACTTTTCCTTGTTCAATATCGTCGAACACAAGAGAAGCGTAAGCAGGACAAGGAATTTCATCTTGCCAGAATGGCCGCGATCAAAGCTGGCAACCTAAACGTAATCAATATGGACGATAGCAATGAATAAAGTCGTGGTTATCTTCAATGGCGCCATCGTTTCTGTGCCTGCTGTCGAGTCTGATATTGGCAATGGTCAAACAAAATTAGTACCACTGGTTCCTGCTGATTGGGTTGAAGTAACTGCAATAAACGCCGCATACCCAACATTTCAGGGTAAAACCAAGCCGCCAGTTATTAAGCAAAGTAAGCAAGACGATTTAATTGAGTCGATGCAAGCGCTAACAGCAGCCATTACCGCCCAAACTACAGCGATTAGCCAGCTGGTAAACAGTAATATTGAGATCGTTGATCAGCTGATGGCTGTAGAGGACGAAGAACAAAAAACATCAGGCTATTTAGATGGCTCGCATGAACTATGAGCCAACCAAGCTGGCGCGATGACAAACGCAAAACCGCCGAACGCGGTTACGGTGGACGCTGGCAAAAAGCCCGTGAAACCTTCTTAAAGCGCAATCCGCTGTGCTGCTTCTGCGAGCAAAAAGGCATTATCACCGCCGCAACAGTAGTGGACCACAAAACGCCGCACAAAGGCGACCAAGCCCTATTTTGGGATACCAACAACTGGCAACCGCTGTGCAAGCCTTGCCACGATAGCACCAAAAAAATAATGGAGAGCAGAGGCGTAAAGCTTGGCGCAGACGAAAGCGGCAAGCCAACAGACCCAAATCACCATTGGAACAAGTAGTGAGGTAAAACGTGGCAGTAGGACGAAAAACCACGCCAACCGCGCTCAAGCTCGTTACAGGCAATCCCGGCAAACGGCCGCTCAATAAAAAAGAGCCAAAGCTAGAAGCGGGGATCCCGCGAATGCCGGCTTATCTCAGCCCAAGAGCAAAAGCAGCATGGAAAAAGCTAACAAAACTGCTTAAAGACATGGGCGTACTCACGCTAGCCGACGGCATGGCGCTTGAGCGGTTGTGCGACGTCTACTCAGAAATCCTCGACCTGAGAGACGAAATAAAACAAAACGGCCGAACGTACCAAAGCATCAAAATCATCGGCGAAAACATTGACGAAGATACCCGCGAAGTCACTCAAGTCGAGCAAATGCTAATGAAGGCAAACCCAGCCGTGCAAATGTTGGCCGATGCCGACAGGCGATTTAAGGCCTATCTCGTAGAATTTGGGCTAACCCCATCGGCCCGTAGCAAAGTACAGGTAACTGATGGCGACAAGAAAAAAGACGAGATCGACGAATTCTTCGGATAACGTAGAAGATCGCGTCACTCGTTGGGCAAAACAAGTCGCATCAGGGGAGTTCCTCGCTGGCCCCGATATCCGCAACGCCTGTAAGCGGCACTTAAAAGATTTAGAAACAGGTCACGAACGTGGTCTTACTTGGGATTTAGCCGCCGCCAACCGCGCAATTAGCTTTTTCCCAAAAGTATTGCGCTTAAGTGGTGGTGATCACGAAGGCAAGCCATTTAATCTGCTCGACTGGCAAGCGTTTATCGTCGGCTCGCTGTTTGGCTGGAAGGATGCCGACGGTACCCGCCGTTTCCGCATGTGCTATGTCGAAAGTGGCAAAGGTTCTGGTAAATCCCCGTTAGCTGCAGGTATCGGGCTTTACGGTTTAGTAGCTGATGGTGAGGCCTCCGCCGAAATTTATGCAGCGGCCACCAAAAAAGATCAGGCCATGGTGTTGTTCCGCGACGCGGTTTCCATGGTCAACCAATCGCCGCAGTTAAGCTCAAGATTAAAAAAATCGGGTACCGGGCAAAGCGTTTGGAACCTTGCCTATCTCGCTAAAAACTCATTTTTTAGACCAATCAGCTCCGACAACGGCCAATCAGGCCCTCGTCCGCACATGGCGCTGATTGACGAAGTACACGAACACAAAAACAACAACGTCGTCGAGATGATGCGTGCGGGTACCAAAGGCCGCAAGCAAGCGTTGATCTTCATGATCACCAACTCAGGCCACGACCGCACTAGCGTTTGTTACTCGTACCACGAATACGGCAAGGCCATTTGTGCGGGTACCAAAGAAGATGATTCGTTCTTCGCCTTTATCTGTTCGCTCGACGAAGGTGACGACCCGATTAATGACGAAAGTTGCTGGCAAAAGGCCAACCCATCACTTGGACACACATTCACGCATAAATACCTGCGTGAACAGGTCACCCAAGCCAAGGGCATGCCAGCCAAAGAGAGCATTGTTCGGCGCTTAAACTTCTGTCAGTGGGTAGATAGTGCCTCACCTTGGCTATCCGCCGACACATGGATGGATTGCGAAGATGATTTTGATATCAGCGAGCTATACGGCGAAGAATGTTACGGCGGGCTCGACTTATCCGGTACCCGCGACTTAACCGCCTTAGCGCTTTACTTCCATCGAGTAAAAACGCTGTTAGTGGACTTTTGGACACCCAAAGACACGCTACTGGATCGCGAGCGCACCGATAACGTGCCGTACTCGTCATGGCTAAGGCAAGGATACATACACGCACCACCCGGTCACGCAGTGGACTACAGCTTTGTGGCCGAACGCGTTGCCGAGCTGTCAGCACTGTTTGAGATAAAAAGCATCGGCTTTGACCAATACCGGATCCACTACCTCGAGCCAGAACTCGCCGAGGCAAACGTATTTATTCCGTTGGTTAAACACGGGCAAGGTTATTACAAGGCATCAGAGTCAAACCTCTGGATGCCGCGCTCAATTGAGCTATTCGAAAAGCTGATCACCAGCAAAGAGATCAGAATCAAAACCAATCCATGCCTAAGGTGGAACGCCGCAAGCGCCGTGCTTGAGGCCGATGCCAAAGACAACCGAATTTTTACCAAGAAAAAATCCACAGGTCGTATCGACGGCGTAGTCGCCTCAGCTATGGCAGTGGGAACGGCATTAGAGTCTGATGGCGTCGATGATACCGAAGATTGGCTAGCAGCAATTAAGGACCCAATTTACTAATGAATACACCACTTGCTCTATTCATCTTCCTGGCACTAACAGGTTCGTTAATGGCTGTCGCTGGTGTTTATATCCTGTTTGGACTTGGTTGGTCGCTGTTATCTGGTTCGATCCTATCGTTTGCAGGCGCTTCATTTTTACGTAAAGGAATGACAGCGTGAAACAAAAAAACTCACTTGCTTTGGTTATTGCTAAAGCAGCAAGTCAGCCGTTTGCGTCACTCGACAGCTTTATGGGTAAAACCTTAAGGCTAACAGACGGTGATTTTTGGTCGCAATTGATGGCAACGTCTAAAAGCGGAAAAACAGTCAATGTGAATACTGCTATGCAGCTTGCTGCAGTATGGGCCTGTGTACGCCGCATTTCAGAAACTGTTGCAATGCTGCCGCTAGGCTTGTACGAGCGCCAAAGTGATGGTGGCCGGATCCAAGTTCAAAACAGTCTTTCTACTGTATTAAGCATTAAGCCCAATGCAGATATGACTGCCATGCAGTTTTGGGAAGCGGTTCTCGCATCATTGCTACTTAAGGGAAATGCGTTTATTGAGATCCACCGTTCAGCCGGTGAGGTTATCGCCCTCGATTTTCTTATGCCACATCGCATGGATATCGACTTAGATGATAGCGGTAGTTTGATCTACTGGTACACACCAAGAAACGGATCCCGCCGTCAAATCAAAAAGCAAAACATGATGCACATTCCTGCATTTTCGTTGGATGGGTTGATTGGTTTATCCACCATATCTTACGGTGCCAATGTATTTGGTGGTGCAATGTCGGCCGAAGATGTGAGTGCAAGTACCTTTAAAAACGGCATGACAAAAACGGTCGCTTTTAAAGTTGATCGCGTAATGAATAAAGAGCAACGCGCAGAATTTCGTGAGTATGTAAAAACGATTACTGGCGCAATGAATGCAGGCAGATCGCCTGTGCTTGAGCAAGGCATTACCCCTGAGTTAATCGGCATTAACCCAATTGATGCACAGTTACTCGAGTCACGAAACTACAGTGTAGAAGAGATTTGCCGCTGGTTTTTGGTGGATCCGTCACTCATCGGCTTTGGCGGTAAAGACAGCAATTGGGGGACTGGGCTTGAGCAAAAGATGATCGGCTTTGTCACCTTAACTTTATCGTCTTGGATCCGCCGCATCGAGCAATCAATCTCTATTAATCTGCTTACGCCAGCCCAGCGACAAACTCAGTACGCACAATATAACCTTGAGGCGTTACTACGGGGCGATAGTGCTTCACGCGCAGAGTTCTACAGCAAAATGACTCAAAACGGCATCTACACCCGTGATGATTGCCGGGTTAAAGAGAACTTACCGCGCCGCGGTGGTAATGCCGATGTCTTAACCGTTCAAACCAACTTAGCCCCCATTGATCAGCTGGGTGCTCAATCAGAATCTGCAAAAGTCCAAGCCGTACTAAACAACTGGCTCAATCAAGATAACTAGGGGTAAACCATGCCTTTTCCAAAAAGCTTCTCGCAGAGCGGAGTGCGCTGCGATATTTCTCCGCGCGCGCAAGAGCTGTGGAACCCAGCGATTAAAGCCGCGGTAGAAAACACCGAATCAACCATTACTGTTTACGGCATCATTGGCGAAGATTGGTACGGCGAAGGCGTCACGCTAAAGCGCATCGATGCAGCTTTACGCAGCATAGGTAATGAAAAAGACGTCACCGTTTATATCAATTCCCCAGGCGGAGATATGTTCGAAGGTATCGCTATCTATAACCGTCTGCGCGAACACAAAGGCAAAGTCACCACTAAAGTACTTGGCCTTGCAGCCTCTGCTGCCTCAGTCATTTATATGGCTGGCGAGGATGATGCGCGATTTGTTGCTAGCTCTGCCTTTCTGATGATCCACAACTGCTGGGTATTTGCCATCGGTAATCGCCACGCCCTACGTAACATCGCCGACGATATGGAAGAATTCGATTCTGCCATGGTCGATTTGTATGTTGAAGGCAGTGGACAGAGCGAAAAATCCATTGCCACCATGATGGATGAAGAAACCTTTATCCGTGGCAAAAAAGCCGTAGAGCTTGGCTTTGCTGCTGACACTTTATCAGCCGATGAAATTGGTGAAGCCACCGAAAACACTAACGCTAACTCACTGCGTAAAGTGGATGCGGCCATGGCAAAGGCTGGCGTACCACGCAGCGAACGCCGTCAACTACTTCAAGATTTAAAGTCCAGCACGCCGAGCGCTGCTGGCGGCATCACGCTAAATGCTGATGTGTCCGATACGCAAAACGCTGTCGCCCCCGATCTAACCGCGTTAATCAACGCATCAAAAATCATTTTATCTAAATAACTGGAGGCGACTATGCCAAACCCAAATTTTGAAAAGCAAGTAGAAGAATTAGGTGCCAATCTAACCAAGATTGGTGATCAAATTAAATCGGCGGCAGAAGAAACCAATAAGCAGATCAAGGCTTCTGGTGAAATGCATGCCGAAACCCGCGATAAGGTCGATAAGCTGCTTTTAGAGCAAGGCTCAATGCAAGCTCGCTTGCAAGAAGCAGAGCAAAAGCTGCTAAAAGGCGCCCAAAGCAACCAACAAGAGCGCGAACAGTCAATCGGTGAGCGTGTGGTTAACGACAAGGAAATGGAAGGCGTTAACAGCTCATTCCGTGGTAGCCGTCGAGTTGGTATGCCCCGTTCGGCAATCACCTCTGCCACTGGTTCAGGTGCTGGTTTAGTTCGTCCAGATCGTATGGCTGGAATTGTTGCAGGTCCAGAGCGTCGTTTAACCATTCGTGACCTAATTGCTCCAGGTGAAACCGAGAGCAACAGCATCGAATACGTTAAAGAGACAGGCTTTACCAATAACGCGGCACCAGTAGCAGAAGGTGCAGCTAAGCCTTACTCTGAACTCACATTTAGCCTAGTCAGTCAAGGTGTGCGTACTATTGCACATTTATTTAAAGCCAGCCGCCAGATTTTGGATGACGCAAAACAACTGCAAAGCTTTATCAATGCCCGTGCACGTTACGGCTTAATGCTTAAAGAAGAAACCCAGCTGTTATACGGCAACAACACTGGCGCCAATTTGCACGGTATTATTCCTCAGGCAAGCGCTTACGTTAAACCAACTGGCGCAACAGTTGATACCGAGCAGCATATTGACCGCATTCGCTTAGCGTTACTGCAAGCGGCATTAGCCGAATATGCCGCTGATGGTATCGTTCTCAATCCAATTGATTGGGCGGTGATTGAAACGCTGAAGGACAGCAACAAAAACTACTTGATCGGCAAGCCGCAAGGGCAGACTAGCCCAACACTGTGGAACCGGCCAGTAGTTGAAACCCAATCCATTGTGCAAAACGAGTTCTTAGTCGGTGCCTTCCAAATGGGCGCTCAGATCTATGACCGCATGGATATCGAAGTATTAATCTCTACCGAGAACGACAAAGACTTTGAAAACAACATGGTCAGTATCCGTGCAGAAGAGCGTTTAGCGCTAGCGGTTTACCGTCCAGAAGCCTTTGTCACTGGCAACTTTACCTTCGCTTAAATCAGTTAACTGATAACTAAAGCACTAAAGGCCGAATTTCGGCCTTTAGTTTTAGTGGCATAAACTCTTGGAGAATTACCATGGCTAAAATACTCGCCATTGCACTCAAATCTTTTTACTTGGACACCGAAGTAAAAACCACTTCATCAAAACCGTTTGAAGTAGATGAACATCACTTTAACGAGCTAAAACACAATGGCTTAGTTGCTCGCGCACCAGAAGAAGCAACCGAAGCAGACGTTAATGCTGCTGAAGCTGAAGCAAAGGAAAAAGAAGAAGTAGATGCTAAGGCTGCTACAGCCGCAGCCAAAAAAGTCAAAGCGTAATCAGTAGTACAGGAGTCCTCTGTGAGTATCATCACCCTAGAACAAGCAAAGCAAAATCTAAATGTGTTTCACGATGAAGATGATGCAAGTTTGCAGCTGCTGCTTGATGGGGCAGAGGACGAAGCAAGCCAATATTTGGGAATGGAATCCCTAAACGCTTTGATTGATGAATCAACGGGCAAACTACCTGCAAGCGTCATCACTGGCGTAATGATATTGCTGCAATCGAGTTATCAAGCGTCACCTGATGACGCGCTTAAACTGCGCAATGCCGCTGAAATCAAGTTAACACCTTATCGTATTGGCTGGGGAATTTAATGCTCGCCTATCGTTTACGCCATCGAATCCACCTGCAACAGCCAGTAAAGCAGCAAGACCCGCTCACAGGTGCAGTTTCAATATCGTGGCAAACCCTCACCTTAGGTACTAAGCCGCTTGATAAGGTTGCCGCCGAGGTATTAACAGGGGCTGGGCGTGAATTTTATGCAGCAGATGCAAAACAAGCTGAAACCAGCGCCAGAATCAACCTTAGATGGTTTCCAATTGATCTCAGCTTGTTTTACCAATGCCGAATTTTATGGGACGGCAGAACTTACGATATTCACTCGATAGAAACGGATTTAACAGGCCGTCAAGAGTGGCGCTTACGCTGCAAAGATGGCGTGAATCAGGGCATTTAACCATGAACCAGCCTCACATTTTCACCATTGAAAATACCAGTGAAATGGGTAAACCCGTCGAGGTGTTTTTAAACGGTAAAAAAGTGGATCACTGCATTTATGCAGATACTAAAAAAGGAAAAGTGGTTTTTTATCCTCAGCCATACAAAGTGCATAAGCATAGAAAACGCTTAATAAGCAAAACATTACATGGAAATGTAACTGTTGAATATAAACCTAAACGGTAGGTTAACCATGGCAACCTCAGATTTCAGCATTGTTGGCTTAAAAGAAGTCAAAGCCAAAATGAACAAGGTTAGCCAAACCGTGATTGATACAGGCACACGAACAGCGCTTCGCAAAGCCGCTGGCATTGTTAAAAAAGCGGCGCAACAAAACGCGCTGGCAGTGGATGACCCAAAAACAGGGCGCAGGATCAGCGACAACATCACCCTGCAGTTTGCTAGCCGACTATTTCAACGCAATGGGGTGATTATGTATCGCGTTGGTGTAGCAACCAATCGCGGCCGTATTCCAACGCCAAATGCCGACGAAGGCGCACGCGGCAATACTCCACACTGGCATTTAGTGGAGTTCGGTACCGAACGCGCCCAAGCACGGCCATTTATGCGCCCAGCGTTGGCTAACAATATCAACCAAGTGATAAACAGCTTTACCTTTGAATTTGATAAAGAACTCGATAAGGCACTTTCATGAGCACCGCGCCTATTTTTGTGGTTTGCAGTAATAGCCCAGAGGTCACCGCGCTGCTGGGCACTAACCCAGTAAGGCTTTATCCGTTTGGGAAAGCACAACAAAACGAGCCAAAGCCCTATGCCGTTTGGCAAGTGATCGGCGGTAGCCCTGAAAACTATTTAGCCGGCAGACCAGATACCGATGCATTTACCCTGCAGGTGGATGTATACGCCGACTCAGGCGCCACAGCCTCAGCAGTGGGTGATGCAATTCGCCACGCCATCGAACTGGATGCCTACACCACCAATTACAACGGTGATGACCGGGATAAAGAAACCGGCAATTACCGCCACAGCTTTGATATTGATTGGCTAGTCACTCGTTAGCCGTAAAACCCACAACGCAACTTAAAACCAAAAGCCTCTGCACCTGCAGGGGCTTTTTTGTATCTGCCGCAAGGCTATTGTTAGGAGCAACAACATGAGTATGAAAACGCAGGGCACCCAGCTCTATGCAATCGATCCGGCAGATGATTCCCTTTTAGGTGTCATCGCGGTGACCTCCATTGACGGTATCGACAGCCCAGTCGACCCCATCGAAACCACCCCATTAGAAGCCATGGCCCGTGAGTTTGTGGCAGGATTAAAGTCGCCTGGTGCCGCAACATTTGGTATCAACATTGACCCACGTATCCCAAGCCATCTTCGCCTGCATCAAATTAAAACAGCAGGTACTACCATTAAATGGGCTATTGGTTTTAGCGATGCTGTGGGCACAGCTCCAACGGTTGCAACTAAAAACTTTACCTTGCCAACTACCCGCACATGGATCACCTTTGAAGGCTTTATGACGGCCTATCCATTTGCCTTTGCGCAAAACGATGTGGTTAAAAGCACTATCGGCATTCAAGTCTCTGGCGATCCTGTGCTTACCCCTGCATCAACAACGCCTTAATTTTGGTTAAACCATCCGAAAGCCCACCTAACCGTGGGCTTTTGCTTTTTATCTTAATTAACTTAATCCTAAGGAATAATCATGGAATTAAGTGTTGCAAGCCTTATTCAGTCGGGTTCCTATTCCCCTGCAAAACCAGAACGCCGTGAAATTTCGTGGACAACGCCCAATGGCGAAACCCATAAAGCTATCGTCTTTATCCGTAAAGAGTCATTCGCTACCGCACAAGCCGAAGCCAGCAACTACAATCGTGGCGTCGACTGGTTAACCTCGCGCATTGTTGCCAGTGTGGTTGATGAGCAGGGCAAGCCCCTGTTTGAGATTGACGATATTCTTGGCAATGAAGCCCATGGCCCGATTTGCGACTCGTTAGGGTTTGCCTTAATTGGAGCCATTAACGAGGTTAACGGCATTGGGCTAAAGCCAGACCCAAAAACCTTACCGCCGACCACGAATTCTGGCACGAGCTCGTGCTCGCAGGAGTCGGCGGACGAACCATCGAAGAAGCCCAGCAGAACCTCACGCACCGAGAAGTCATCGATTGGATCGCCTACCGAGCAAAGTTCGGCCCATTAAGCATTCAAGCGCGGCAAGAGCGCATTGCCGCAGCACAAATGCATCACATCAACACCATTCACGGCGGCAAAGCTAAGTTTGAAGATTTTATGCTATTCAGCCAGTTAGACGAGGCAGAGCAGCCAGAAGCCACCGTTGACGATGTATTAATGATGCTCAAAGCCAGCGCAATTAAAAAGCAAACCGATTAACAGCAATAAGGCCAAGGACGGCCACCAAACGCCCTTAAACTAAGTAGGAAATCCCATGACAACTAAGTCCCTTGGCAACTTAACATTAAATGTGATTGCTCAAACGGGCAGTTTTGAAGAGGGAATGGATCGTGCCGAGCGTAAAACTTTAGCTCTTAATAATACAATGGCTAAAATGGTAAGGCAGATTGATCCATTAGTTTCCCAGTTTGCTAGTTTAAATGAACAGCAACGCCGCCTTTCGGAACTTAATAGCAAGGGTGTATTTGGTGGAAGAGAGTTTGAAATACTATCAGCGCGACTGGATAGCGCTAAAAATTCAGCCTACGAAGCAAACTCAGCTTTCGCAGATCAGTACAAGCAGATAAACCGAGTCGTCAGCCAGCTAGATCCTGCCATCGCAAAATATGCCGAATTAGACAACATGCAAGCTAGGTTATCTGAAGGTGTAAAGATAGGCCTTGTGAGCCCTGCTGACTATGATACCTACAGCAAAAAAATTGCGCAGATGCGCAATGAAGTAGGTAAAGCTGGGGTTGAGTACGACAAAACAGGCAAGTCAGCAAAGGAACTGGCGTTTGCGACTCGCGGCCTACCAGCCCAGTTCACCGATATCGCGGTATCGCTGCAAGCAGGACAAAACCCGATGACGGTATTCTTGCAGCAAGGTGGCCAGCTTAAGGATATGTTTGGCGGTGTTGGCCCAGCAGCTAAAGCCATGGGCGGCTATATTATGGGGTTAATCAACCCATTTACCGTTGCTGCTACCGCCGCGGGTGTAATGGCATTGGCCTACTATCAAGGCAGCATCGAGGCCGATAGGCTGCGCAATGCGCTGATATTAACGGGCAACTCAGCAGGTACAACGACTGACCAATTAATGGATGCCGCCAAGCGTATTGATGCCATTAGCGGTACCCAACGCCAAGCCGCCGCAGCACTGGCCGAGGTCGCCAAGACAGGTAAATTCTTTGGCGACCAAATTGAGTTAGTCGGCCTTGCCGCCATTAAAATGGAAAATGTTACTGGCAAAGCAATGAGTGAAACCATTGCGGAATTTGTCAAGCTCGCCGATGACCCGGTAAAAGCCGCAGAAGAACTCAATAAAAAATATAACTTCCTTACTGGTGCGGTTTATGAGCAAGCCGCAGCGCTTAAAGAAGCAGGTAAATCAAATGAGGCCGCTGAGCTCGTTTTTAAAGCATATAGCGATGCTATTGATGACCGCACAAGCGATATCACTGAAAATCTTGGTTATATTGAGCAAGCATGGAAGGCGGTAAAAGAGATATCCGCAGAGGCTTGGGACGCAGCAGCAGGCATTGGTAGACGTGAAACGATTGCCGATCAAATTGCTAAAGCCAAAGCAGAACTCAGCGGGCTAACAGGATCAACTCAGTTAAAAGTCGATATTTTAGCTAACACTAGCGGACTTAACACAGGCGCTATTCCTGACGCTTACAAACCAAACCTTGATGCCGCTAAAAAACAGGCTGAAATACTTAAGCGCCGAATTGAAGATTTAGAGCTACAGCAGCAAGTACTCAACGATATTGCCGAAGAAGAGGCTGAACGCGCCAAGATAAGTAAAGACTCAATTGCCGCCCAGCGAGAAAACGCCAAATTAACGGAAGAAACCCTTACCAACGAGCAAAAGCGCACCAAGGCGATAAAGGAATACAAAGACAATATTGAAAAAATACGCAAGGACAACCCCAATAGCGCCTTGCTGGATCCAGATACAATTAAACGTGATCTGGCCTCGATAGAGAAAAAGTTCAAAGACACAGCAAAAGCCGCATTTAAAGATGATGCCGCAACTAGCTACCTTATGCGCCTGCGCGAAACCCAAGCAGGCTTGCAAGGCCAGCTAGATAGCAACACTAAACTTACGCAATCACAAAAAGAGCTATTGCAGTTTGAACAGCAAATTGCTGATATCAAAAATAAAGATGTACTCACCGCACAGCAAAAAAGCTTATTGGCTGAGCAGTCGGTGATCCGCGCCCAGCTTGAAAAAAACGTCGCTCTCGATGAAGAGCTTAAAAAACGTAATGAGGCGCTGCGCCTACAAAGCTACAGCGCCAACCTTGCTGCCAACTTAGCTGCAGAGCAACAACGCAATGCCGACAAGCTCGCCAGCTTTGGCTTAGGTGATAAAGCCCAGCAACGCCTAGGTGATCGCCAAAGCATTGAGCGCGATATTGAACGCGCTCAGGGTAAAGCCCTGTCGGATAACCTTGCAGGCCGCACCACTGCCGAAGAGTACCAAGCCCAGCTGGCGATGCTTAAGCAAAACCTCAGCGATCGATTAGCCGCGCAGGACGAATACTATATTGCCCTCGACGCCAAACAAGCTGATTGGACAAATGGTGCCCGTTCATCAATGCAAAACTACATTGATGCCGCAGCGGATATGGCAGGCCAAACTGAAAAGCTATTTGATAGCGCCTTTGGTGGCATGACAGACGCCTTAACCGACTTTGTAACCACGGGTAAGGCCGACTCTGCGGAGCTAACCAAGTCTATCTTGTCAGATCTCGCCAAAATCTCCATGCAAAAGGCGATAGCAGGTATCGCCAGCAACATTTTTGGCGGATTCGCTGAAAGTGGTGCCGTTGGCTATTCATCCGGTGGTTACACTGGCGCTGGCGGTAAATACGAGCCAGCAGGCATAGTCCACCGTGGTGAGGTGGTTTGGTCGCAACGCGATGTAGCCCGTGCGGGTGGCGTGGCCACGGTCGAAGCCATGCGCAAAGGCAATAAAGGTTATGCGGATGGAGGCGTAGCAGGCGGCGCAGCCTATAACGGTGTGCCAGCCGCGGCCATGGCTGGCGCGGGTGTGGTCCATGTTGAAGTGAATATCGATCAAAGCGGAAACGCCACCACCACGGCCGATACCCCAGCATTAAGCCAGTTCGGCAGCGAGCTCGGCAAGTTTGTTGAGCAAAAATACCGCGAGCTATTAGCAAAGGATTTGCGGCCTAACGGCCAAATTGGTCGCACGATTGCGGGAGGTTATCGTTAATGCCGCAAACATTCACATGGGCACCAGATAACGGCGCCACAGGCGATACCCAATATCGTACTCGCACCGCTCAGTTTGGTGATGGCTACCGCCAATCAGTAGGCGATGGTATTAACAGCAAGGTGCAAAGCTGGCCGCTGACGTTTACCAAAAACAAAGCCACCGCCGAGGCGATAGTCGCCTTTCTTGATGAACACCAAGGCGCTAAGTCATTTATCTGGACGCCGCCCCTTGGCACAGCATCACTATGGCAAGTTAAGCAGGTCACTAACACCCCATTAGGCGGCGGTATGTATCGCATCGCCGCCACTTTCGAACAAGCATTTCATCCTTAATACTTCGCTATCGGACGTAAACTCATGGCATTTGAAACGATTAATCTAGGCACCCAGCCAGCTGGCACAGGTGGCGATACGGCTCGCTCTGCATTTGAAAAAACCAACCGCAACTTTTTAGCCGCAGAAGTACTCTCCGCCGCCATGTCACAAGCGCAGTTTGAAGCGATTCGGGCGCAGAACAAAGAACACTATGTCGCGAGTGGATGGGTCAGCTTTGGTAATCATGAATCCGGCAAACAAGTCAATGAATGCAAGCCGGGGCTTTATACCGCACTCACTACACCAAATACCTTGCTGATTGGTAAAGCTGGCGGGGTGGGTGGTTCAAATACTGATAATGCTGTGCTTAATATGGCAGGAGTTTTATTCCATCTTCCTGTTGGATTTGGTATTAAGTTCCCTCAAGCGCCTGATGGTAAAACCACCTATAACAAATCAACAGGCGTTATCACTACTCACGCCACTGTTACTGCTGCGTTCAATGCTCAAGCAGCAGATCCAACCAGTATCGAAGTAGTAACAGACCGCGTTGATATGTGGGGCTTTGAGGCTTGGCTGGAAGAGGTTAATACAACCAATCCGTATATTTATCCAAATGGTTTGATTCAATCACAAGCTACAACAATGGATGGGATTGCTACCTCTGCTAGTGCTCGCCCAGTATCTTATTATGCTGTATTTGATGGTGATACAGGGTCAAAAGGTAAGGGCTTAAACTTTTTTGTACTGACAGATGCGCAAAAGAAAAAGGTGTTGGCTAACCATAAAAACAATTTGTACTACTTAGATGATGGACGTTTAGTTCAATGGCGATTGAGGCAGAGATCAGTTAAAAATAATGGAAATGGTGATTGGGTATATATAGATGCCAGTGTTATTACTGCCTACGGTTTAGTTGGAAGTGGAAATACTGCTGTAGCAGAAGCACAGCCACAGGGTGCTTTAGATGTACCATACGCCATTGGTGTAAATTATTGGACTCCTCCACTTGGTAAAACTAACTGGGGTTTCACTAGTTACACAGTAAATGGTGCCTACAAAGCTTCTCGTGCCTTTGGTGGAGTTAGTACTAATGCCGCTATAAACGGTGAATGCTACTTCCTAGTCTGTGGGACTGTTAATAGACTGAACCAGGGGGGATATCATCCTAGTTTTAATCCTAATGGGACTGCTTCATGGCGTTCAACTCAGCAGCCTTACTGGTGTTGTACATGGGATAATAGAGATATTAGAACTAAATTAAGTGGTGAGCCTTCAAGTAAAGCTGACTGCTTTACAGCATCTCTAGGATCTTCTGGCAATGGCGGTTTTGGTAATATTGGTACGGCAGCCTATGATGGATATAATCGTCCTGATAAACGTTTCTACGATGGCATCTACGCAGATGGTCAAGGCGGCATTTGCCGTGATATGCGTTATTCAGCTTATGGTGTGGATAGTGTTGGCTTTGCAGAAGCAGGCCAAAAAGTTCAGAGTAGTACTTATCGTGGTTTTGAAAAGACAAAACTAACAACAGCGCTAAGTTCAGTTGATTCAAATGTGAGTGTTGGTGGTAACTTCCTTGTGACAGAAGTTATTGCAACTAACGCAGTTATTAATGCCACTGCTGCATTATCTGGCGGATGGTCTGGATTTAAAAACGCACAACAACCGACTGGTGCTATTAGTTCTTTTGAGCTATCTCGAGATGCTATAACTGCACCAACAGCTCTGCGATCAACTAACAATGGTTCATCTTGGAGTGTATTTACTCCCACATATAACGCAGTAAGCAACAGCGTAACGTTAACTAATGAGCCTGCTGCAAACATTGTTATTCTTCAATACCAAGCCTTCGCTAGACAGACCGAAAACGCACCTAACGCAGCAATAACAGGCCTAGTTCCGTACAACGTCTTTGTATCCTCTGACTATCGTCCTGAAAACGGTGCTTTGCTGGGTGAGTCGTTAATTGGTAAGTTGCTGAAAAACAACTCAGGCGTGTCAGTTAATAATATGTCTCTATCATCATGCTCCATGGATGGAACTGGAAAATTAACCTCTGCTACAAATTTCGACGGGGTTACTCACCCAGCATTAACGCTTGCATTGCCAGCAAATAATTCTCCAGCGTTTAAGGCGGTTAGCTATCTCTCTAATATCAACCAGCAAGCCTTTGTCCAATATGCTTATACCGAGCTAAAGCACAATGGCACTAACTGGGGTGATGATGGCAAGGTAACGATTGTCGATAACCAGTCAAATAAGACAGACTTAAACGGCAATACCGTTTTAGTGGGTACCGCCAGACTCAAAGAGCCAATTGGCTGGATTAAGAATAAGGTGTAACTATGGACTTAAGTATGTTTTACGAACTCGACAAGTCGGGTTCGCCGGTGCTTGATGAGCACAAACAGCCAGTAATACGGCATCGGCCAGAGTCAAAAGCTCTGGCCGATGTGCTTTTAGTCACTCGCTTACATGCCGCTAATCCCGCAATGCACCATGTTATCGATAAGTTTATCGATCTATATGCAGTTACGCTGCAATGGGATTGGTTCGAGCAGTATCAAGCATGGCTTGCGCGTAAAACGGATGCTGAGCTTAATGCGCCAGCATTACCAATTGATGCGCAAGATCACCAAGCGATTGAGCAGCCATTTTTTTCCGAGCCAATGCCAGAACGGCCACAGCATAAAACCCTTGAGCAATATCGCTCTGAAATACTGATCGATGGCATTAGCATTGACGAATACCTATTTCGCACTCAACGGGCTGCGGCTGTAAATTCGATTACCGTGGAAGTGGATGGGTTGGTGTTTGATGGTGATGAACAGTCACAACGCCGCATGTTAGCCGCCATCCATGCGTCTGAGGATGCTGGCATTACCTCCACCATTTGGCGCTTAGCAGATAACACCGAAACAGCAGTTACTGTGGATCAAATTCGCCAGGCGCATAGCTTAGCGATTATTGAGCAAGGCAAGCTATGGACCAAAGGTGGCGCCGATGTTGAGTGCTGATATTCAAACCCTCGAACCGGGCAATGAGATTATTCTCTATGAAATCGACGGTACCGCCTTTGGTGCCGATATCCTGCGGTTTCATGCACATAACCTTGCATACACAGGAGCAGAGTTAACCCAAGCGGCACAAACACAACAACCGATAGCAGCAAAAGTAATCTATTGGCAGGGTGAAGAGTACAGCCCATGGCCAGCTCAGTTAGAAGGGGTTGAGGTTAACTCCGATGGCTCGCCAAGCACGCCAACGCTAACGGTGGCTAACCTAGATGGCAGTATTAGCGCCCTGTGTTTGTACTTTCAGAACATGGAGCAAGCCAAGATAACAATACGCCGAACGCTGGCAAAATATCTTGATGCAGCCAACTTCCCCAGCGGCAATAGTGAAGCGGATCCAACTCAAGAAGCGATTGAGATTTGGTATGTCGATAAAAAGGTCAACGAGGATAATGTTGCTGTCACCTTTGAGTTATCCAATCCTGCCGACCTTTCTGGCTACAAAATCGGCCGACAAATGACCGCCTATTGTTACTGGTGTCAACGTGGTGAGTATCGCGGCGCGGATTGTGGCTACACGGGCGAAGCTATGTTTACCGATGAAGATCAACCAACCGATAACCCAGCACTAGACCAGTGCTCAGGCACAATTAAAGGCTGCACCTTACGCTTTGGCGAAAATGCCGAATTACCCCATGGCGGCTTCCCCAGCGTGCGGCTAATACGTTAAAAGCATTTTCCCGCCGTCAGCAAAATGGTCTAACACTAAAAGCAGGTCCATATGCATCCAACCATTTTACATGCCTTTAGTCAGCATGCGGCCAGTTGCTACCCTCACGAATGTTGCGGATTGCTAATCCTGCAAGGCAACAAAGCGCAATATGTGCCATGTGAAAACAAGGCAACTAACAAGGCCGATGAGTTTGTGATTGATCCGCAGCAATACGCGGATATTGACGAACAAGGCGCAATCATCGGAATATGCCACAGCCACCCAGACGCCAGCAGCAAACCCAGTGAGCGCGATCGCGCCATGTGTGAGGCTAGCGGCTTGCCTTGGCATATCCTTAGCTGGCCTGATGGCGACTTACGCACCATAGTGCCAACGGGTGCTCGCAAACCGCTGCTAGGCCGTCCGTTTGTGCATGGCGTATGGGATTGCTATAGCTGCGTGCGCGACTGGTACAGTGAGGTGCAACAAATCCTGTTGCCAGACTTTGAGCGCCAAGACGGCTGGTGGGAAGGCGAGCAAGAGCTATACCTCGATAACTTTGCCAAAGCGGGATTTGTGGCGCTGCCAAATATCAATCTAGCCGATCTGCAAATTGGCGACGGCATCTTAATGCAAATCCAAAGTCAGCGAGTTAATCACGCCGCCGTTTATGTTGGTGAAGGCAAGATCCTGCATCACCTCTACGGGCGGCTTAGCCGCTACGATATCTATGGCGGATACTGGCAACGCAATACCCGATTAATTGTGCGTTATGCAGGATAAAACGGCTAAAAACTTTACAGTCTGTTAGGGCGTTGGCATAGTGTTGATGTTAAGTAATTTATTTAATAAGGAATTTTATGAGAATAATTTTATTGTTTATATTGTGTTGCAGCTCATTTTTTCTAAGCTCACAAGAACTATGGAAAGGTGCAATGTACGGTGATAGTGCTGAAAAAATACTTAGTATGTATCCAAACAGCATTGATCAAAAAATGACAGATGCATCAGATATTAAAGATTTCTCAAGAGTTATTTCTACTAAAATTGAGCTTGCAAAAAAGCCATTCAATGCAAGTTTCTATTTTAATAATTATGGTCTTAAACAAGTAATTCTGCACTCAGAAGGTTTGTTTGAAGATGTAGAAGCAAGTTCAATTGAGGATCTACTAACAAAATCGCTTGTTGAAAAATATGGGTATGCTTCTGAAACTGCCGACCCAATAGAAACATCACAAAAAAACAAGCAATTTTGGGCTAAGTGGGAAAAAGATTATCTAATCATAAAGTTTTTGTTTCAGCATGAAAAAAATAAAATGATGATCGGTTACAATCTGACAGTAGATGAAAGCGATAGGCTTGATAGGATTGCTGCCGAAAAACTACTTGAAGGAACAAGCGTAAGCAAAGAAGCTGAAAAGCTTTAATAAAATAACATTCAAAATAAGCCACCAAATCGGTGGCTTTTTTATTGCCTCAAATTCATGTTTTTGCGGAAACACCATGAGCACACAACTTACCACGATCAAGCTATCAGGCTCACTGGCGGCTAAGTTTGGCCGCGTTCATCAGCGCTTGCTAGAAACTGGCACAACAAATGAAGCCTTTAGCGCCCTTAAAAACACACTCTACGGCTTTGAGTTATTCATCAAAGAACAGGCAAAGCTCGGCCTGCGTTATGCGATTTTCCGCAATGGCCGCAACACTGGACAGGATGAATTTGATTTAGCCGGCACCAATGAGATCCGCATTGTGCCTGTAATCGCAGGGAGCAAGCGAGGCGGTATTTTGCAGACGATTTTAGGCGCTGTAATGATTGTTGTCGGTGTGTACTTTGGCCAAGGCTGGTTAGTGCAGGCTGGTGTGGGTTTAGTCGCTGGTGGCGTGGTGCAAATGCTTTCTCCCCAAGCCAAAGGACTGAAGGGCAGGGAAGCCGCCGAGAACGCGCCAAGCTATGCCTTTGGTGGCGCGGTTAACACTACTGCAGCAGGTAACCCTGTTGGCATTGGCTACGGTAAGCGCCGTATTGGTGGCGCCATTATTAGCGCAGGGATTTACGCAGAAGACATTGCAACTACTAAGCGCCCAATTCAATCGGGTGGCAGTAATGGCGGCGGCAATCAACAGGAGCCTTAACTAAATGGGTATTCCCGCATTAAAACAACAACTCGTTATCCATGGCGCTAAAGCAGGCGAAAGCGAGCAGCGCACTCCGGTTGAGTCGCCCGATGATCTGCGCTCAATTGCCAAAGCTAAAATCCTGCTGGCGATTGGTGAAGGTGAATTTGAGGGCCAATTATCCGGCCAAAATGTGTTTTTAGATGGCACACCACTGCTTGATGCCAATGGTGCAGAAAACTTCCCCGGTGTAATTTGGGATTTTCGTCCGGGTTCTGTACATCAAACCTATATACCTGGCTTGCCCTCGGTTGAAAACGAGGTGGCATTAGGGATTGAGTTAAAATCAGAGCAGCCCTACACCAGAGCGATTACTAATAACGTGCTCTCTGCCGTGCGGGTGCGCTTTCGCTGGCCAGCGCTGCAACAGCAACTTGATAACGGTGATGTTAACGGCTATCGCATTGAGTACGCTATTGATCTCTCTACCGATGGCGGTAGCTATCAAACCGTATTAAGCACCGCGGTTGACGGCAAAACCACTCAGCCCTATGAGCGCAGCCATCGTATTGACTTGCCTGCGGGTAACAGCTGGCAGATCCGTATTCGCCGCTTAACGCCAAACCAAAACAACAACCGTGTGGCTGATTTAATGCAAATCGCGGCGATCACCGATGTGATTGACCGCAAGCTAAAGTATCCAAATACGGCATTGCTTTATGTGGAGTTTGACGCCAGCCAATTTCAGAATATCCCCGTGGTTTCGTGTGAACCCTTTATGCGCAAGGTAAGGGTACCAACAAACTATAATCCACTTACCCGCGAATATACGGGCGTGTGGGACGGTAGTTTTAAAATCGCATGGACAGATAATCCAGCATGGGTTAGTTACGACATTATCCTCGATGACCGCTTTGGCACAGGCAAGCGGATCAATGCGTCGCTGGTGGACAAATGGGAGCTTTACCAAATTGCCCAGTATTGCGATCAGCTGGTGCCTGACGGCAAAGGCGGCATGGAGCCTCGCTATATCTGCAATATTTATATTCAGCAGGCAACAGAGGCGTGGCAAGTGCTGCGTGATTTGGCGTCTATTTACCGTGGCATGACTTACTGGTCAAACGGCCAAATGTACTCAGTAGCAGATATGCCACGCGCTATGGATTTTATATACACCAATGCCAACGTGATCGACGGTAAATTTAGCTATTCGTCCAGCAGCGAAAAGGTTAAATACACTCGCGCCTTGGTCAGCTGGGATAATCCAGATAACGCCTATGAGTCCGATGTTACCTCGGTATCTGATCAAGCCTTACAGCGCCGCTATGGTGACAATGTGGTGGAGCTAGCGGCATTAGGTTGCACCCGCGAATCAGAAGCACAGCGCCGCGGAAAGTGGGCAATCTATACCAATAACAATGACCGCGCTGTTAATTTTAAAGTGGGTATGGATGGCAGCATCCCATTACCTGGTTATGTGATTGGCGTAGCGGATCAGCTAATTGCAGGTAGTCGGATTGGTGGGCGTATCTCAGCGGTTAACGGCAAGCAGATCACCTTGGACCGTGCGTCCACCATCGCGGTTAATGATCGGCTAATCATCAACTTGCCCAGCGGCAAAGCGCAGGCGCGCACCATTGAGGCTGTTAATGGCCGTGTGGTAACGGTAACCACCGAATACAGCGAAACGCCATTACCGCAGCTGTTATGGTCAGTCGAGTCAGACGAACTAAAGCTGCAGCAATTTAGAGTGCTGCGCGTAGCCAAAGCCAATAGCGATAGCATTGAGTATGAGATCACCGCGGTTGAGCATAACCCCAGCAAATACCCCTATATCGACACAGGCGCACGGTTAGAAGATCGGCCAATAAGTAAATTGCCAGTAGGGGCGCAAGAAGCACCGGCTACTGTGACCATCAGTCAGTCAACATTCACTGAGCAAACCCTGTCAGTCACGACTATGACGATTCAGTGGGCCACGGCCAAAAATGCAGTGGCATACGAAGTGGAATGGCGCAAGGATTCAGGCGAGTGGGTTAAACTGCCAAAAACCAGCGGTACCTCGGTTGATATTCGCGGCGTTTACACCGGGCAGTATATTGCTCGAGTTCGCGCAATCAACTCTGTCGATGTGTCGTCAGTGCCTAAATTATCCGACCTGACCAATATCACGGGCAAAACTGGATTACCGCCAGCGGTGGCCTCGTTCACTACCACGCCGTTAGTATTTGGTATTGCGTTAAATTGGTTGTTCCCTGCTGGCGCAGAGGATACCTTGCGCACCGAAATTGAGTACGGCCCCAACAATAACGACAGTGGTATGATCAAGCTAGGTGATTTTGCTTACCCGTTAAACAGCCACACCATGACAGGGCTTAGTGCCGGCGCTAGCTTTTGGTTTAGAGCGCGTTTAGTGGATCGCACGGGCAACGTGGGCCCATGGTCTAACTTTGTAAACGGCCAAAGCTCCACCGACCAAACCAAATATGACGAGTATTTTAGCGAGCGCATTACATCATCAGCACTTGGGCAAGAGCTACTATCAGAGATTGAGCTGATCCCAATTATCAAAATTGAAACCGATAAAATCCCCGATATCGAATTAAGCCTTACCGAGGCTGAAAACAAAATTCAGCAGATGCAGGCTGAAATCGCGGATATTGCAGGCGCACCAGATTGGGATAACACCGCAAGCTACCTCACTGGGCAGTTGGTTAAATATCAAGGCAAGCTCTACTCGGCTAAACAAACCGTACCTGCAGGAACACTGCCAACTAACACCACCTACTGGACAAAAATTGGTGAATATTCATCCTTGGGCGAAGCTGTATCAGCACTTACTGTACGTGTAGATAATGTTGAGACCTCGATTGAAACTATCGATGGCAAACTGACGGCAGAGTCCTCTCGTATTGATGGCATATTTGCCCAAGTCAATCCGCCATTAGCGGGTGACATGGGCTGGAATGCGGGTACCACAGTAGTATTTGCTGGCGTTTGGTCTGAGCAATATGCAAGAGCAGCGGCCGATGAAGCCTTAGCAAAAAGCATTGATGCGGTTTCAGCCAGTATTGATAAAAACACTGCCGCCATCATCACAGAGCAAATGGCTCGAGCCACTGCAGATGAATCGCTGGCAAACCAAATCATCAGCATTTCAGCCACAGTCAATGGCAATGCGGCGTTAATTAAGCAAGAGCAAACCGCCCGTGCGGATGCCGACAGCGCCTTAGCCTCACAAATCACTACAGTTCAAGCTGCAGCCGATGCAGCCAACACCAAGGCCACGCAAAACGCAGCCGCAATCCAGCAGGAACAAACCGCCCGTGCGGATGCTGATAGTGCCTTGGCCTCACAAATCACCACAGTGCAGGCTACAGCTACTGCGGCCAACTCTGCGGCCTCAACGGCTCAAACTGCCGCAGACCAAGCCAAAGCTGATGCAGCCGCAGCGGCGGGGATCGCCAATGGCAAAGGAAGCTGTCGCCGATGCAGCCAACAGCAAGGCCACGCAGAACGCAGCTGCCATCCAGCAGGAACAAACCGCCCGTGCGGATGCTGATAGTGCCTTAGCCTCACAAATCACCACAGTGCAGGCTACAGCTAACAATGCATCAGCAGCGGTGCAGCAAACATCAACAGCATTAGCCCAGTTAGATGGCAAGCTGCAAGCCATGTACTCTATTAAGGTTGGGGTAACTGCAGACGGTAAATATTACGGCGCAGGCATGGCGATCGGTATTGAGAACACACCAGCAGGTATGCAATCTCAGGTACTGTTTACTGCGGATAGATTTGCGATTGTGAATCAAATTACTGGTACATCTACCATTACCACGCCTTTCGTTGTCCAAGGTGGTCAGGTATTTATTAATAGCGCTGTAATTGGCGATGGCACTATCACAAACGCTAAGATCGGCAGCTATATCCAGTCAACAAACTATGTTGCACAAACCACTGGGTGGAAACTGGATAAAGCGGGTGTATTTGAGATTAATGGCTCTACAGCTGGGCAAGGCCGCATGCAAATATCAAATAATCGAATCGATGTTTATGACAACAGCGGCAATTTAGTTTGCAGAATGGGTAAATTAACATGAGTTATGCACTGGCTGTTTATAACGCTGGCAAAGAGGTTCTTTACAACGCGACACCATACAACTTGTTTTGGTGTTTGCGTGTAAAAGACCTTTACCCTGGTGTTCATTCTGTCACGCTGCCGTCAAATGGCGTTGGCGGTAAGCTTTCATTCGTTTGGGGATTAGAGCGCAGTACACCGGATCAAGAGGTGTCTTTAGGCAGCACTTTTAGAGTCAAAATTAACAGCCTAACTATCACAGGCAACACCGTAACATTTACATTAGAGCAAGATGCGTGGGGTGTTTCATCTATATTGCTTTCATTTTTTTATTCTCGGTGATCTATGTACGGCGTCGAAATTCGCAACAAGGACCTATCGCTATTTTTAGGTACCTATGAAACTACCTTCATGTATTGGGGTTACAAGGACGTAACTCATACCAGTGGTACCGATACTTATATCGATCTGTTTGGTATTCCGGTTGGTTACGATATTCAAATTTATACCTACTGCAACACACAAGGAGAGCAATTCCCATATCTTAGAGCGCTTCATGTTACTTTAGATGGAACGGGTAGCACATGGAGAGGATTGGTTAATTTTTGGATGTATTCCGGTACTGCTAGGGTGTATGTATTTGCTTCGGCAAAGGCAATTAATTTGCCCAAATATGGGTTAGCCATTTATGACACTGCTGGAAATGTGCGCTTTCACAGCGCAAGGCCTCCGGTATCAATAAAACTGCTTGGCGAAGTGATTTATTCGCAAGGAAAACACAGAACCAACTGCAGCTTTAAGCCAGCATGCAAGCCGACCATTGCGCGAGTCGATTCTGAATACGCAGGAACGCCAGGGCAATACTACGTTGAGTACTCGCGATTTAATGGGTTTTACAACAGTAGTGATGGCGGCTATCAGCACGGATGGACACTGCAAACGCAAGGGCCACGCGGTGGCCCTTCTCGTTATCAACCTGCAGATGTAATGAATTACGCTGTTATTGATGCATCTTACTATGAGCAGTTTCCAAACTTGGGCAACTTCCCACAGTAGTTATTTACTGATAACGCTTAACTCAGAAATGGGTGTATTGGGTGGATTATTGTAAATCGTAGCCAGAGCACTATCAGCCAATGTGCTCTGAGCTTTGAGCACTCGATAAGAGTCTTTATCGGTTCGATTTAATCCGAAGATCTTATAGGCCACTAAATCAAAAGTGACATTAGGGCAGGATGCCATGTCACCAACTTCAATGGTGTATTGCCAATTACCGAGAGGGATTGAGGTAAGGCAGCCCACATTTGATGATTTAATTGTAATGTCAGCTTGCTCAGTGCCGTTCGAATATCGAATGATCTGATAGCCGGCCACTTGCTCGATACGCTCTAATGACAACAAGATTTTGTCGATATCTTCAGAGTGAGACTCAACAGCGATCACCAGCGGTAAATCTGCATCACTTGGTCTAACCGTTTTCCCGTCAACCGCATTCGTGCTAGAGATCAAATTTTTGATATCTGCACCCACGTCATCATCACCACCACCGCCGCATCCTGCGAGTGAAACCATTAAAGCCATTAGCGCTAAACGTTTCAT